TGCTTTGCTCTTTCGTGCTCACTCTTTTGTAACCTAATCTCATAACATTACCCCTATGATTGAAAGGAATGCATGATATGGGTTGCAAGAACATGTGTCAATACAAGTTATATAATTAAATCATGAACAGATATTAAAGTGGTGTTCACAGGATTGAATTTAAAAGTATAGTTCTACGACACAAAGAAATAAAAATAAAATAAATAAAAAATATGTATCTATATAAGATTAGACATCCATTCAATACATAGGCGCTATACGTTCATAGCCTGCTTATGATGAGGCGTATCGCTATGGGTGTGGGGTCAGTACTCCCATGGCGATCGGAGGGGGTATGCCCCGATACAGAGGCACCCCATCGCAGTGGCTGGAGCCCCTACCCACAAACCACCAGACCATTTTCCAAGACGATGTATATATTTAACACAATAATACATATAGAAAATACACACTCTATGATGCCTAAAATTTCCCCAAATATTTTTAAAGATTCTCATTTACGGCTACAATATTTTTTCTACACAATATGTATAAATATTTTTTGTGAAAATTTATATGATGACAGATAAACATATCAATCAATGGGCAGGATATTTAATTGAAGACTTTCCAAATTGGAAAGAGTTAGAAAAAATATTGTGCGACCATCCCGAAATAGAACAAGTATTTATAGCGATGTACAAGAAAGGATTCCAGGACTGCTTACAAGAGATAGAGACTACTCATAAATAGAACCATATTCCTGACGTCACGCAAATGGTCTACCATATTGTTGACCTCAACATAATGGTCTACCCTATATCTCCTATATTTTTATTGGAAATGAATGAATCACTTTACTGAAATGGAAGGAGAGATTTTATAATGAATGAATTTACAAGAGATGAGCTACCAAATATTTACACTTGTGATAAATGCGGCAGCCAAGTGGAACTTAATCCTGATGCAGTTATTTATGAGCCTTTATGGTCCAGGTTGTTACAAGTGATTAAACGTTGGCTTAAAAGATGAATGAATTTACGAAAGAAGAATTACAAATTATCCATCTTGATATGACCACGTACGTTAATAGAACGCCGATGTTATCTGAATCACCAAGCCACAAAGCATTAAGAGATAAAGTTGAATTCATGATCGATAACTATTGTGAGCATGACTGGAGATATACTCAACATGATCAACCTATTGATTGTAGGAAATGCGGAATGAATTACATATGAATGACTTCACTAAAGATGAGCTAAAAGAAAATGCACTTATTCATAAGCTGGAAAAATTGCATCAATATTTGCATGGTGCCCACTCAGTTTGCGACCACGATAACTCCAGTGCAACATTTCATCAGGCGTGCCATGCAGTACAAGAATTAATAAATTGGATAAAATGTGATGAATGACTTCACGAAAGAAGAGCTACAGTATTTTTTAATGACAATGAAGCCATTTCATTTTCTTTGGAGACATGACCCATTAGAGCTTGAAAATAAAATCCAATCCATTATTGATAACTATTGTGAGCATGATGGCGAGATAGGAAAAGATTATCCGGCAGAAAAATGCATGAAATGTAATAGGATGTGGGAATGATAATCAGTAACAAACAAATCATGCAGCTAATGCAATGCGTACAGACAATGGCATGTAGGTATGCTGCTGAAGGCAAAGAGCATGAAGCGTCTAAGCTAATTTCTTATTTAAAAGAAATTAGTGACCAACAGTCTGAACAATTACTAGCTCATACCGAAACTGAAGATGGGAAATTGATTTGTCCCGAATTCGGCGAAGATGAATGGGCAATGTAATCGACACATCCCAATAACCTGTCGAAATTTCCAAAGAATATCGACATAAAGTACAAAAAGGTAATGTAATGACCACAGAATCAATTACAAGATGCGATCACTGCTCCAAAGATTTAACTGTGACAACCAACTGCATCGATTATCGATTGACACTTACACCAGAAAGAATCCCTTCTGTATCGGGGCCTGTAACAGCTATGCTGATTCATCCTCCGATAGACTCTGATAAGCATTTCTGCAGCATAGTATGCTTACAGAATTGGTTAATGCAAAGTTATCCACAAATCCAATAAAATTCTACAACATATATTTTTTACTCATAGTGGTTATAATGTTTCTGGGCAATTTGAGGAAACGGATAACCACGAATGACTGAAACAGAATTAAATCAATTACGCCAAATTACCGCCGCTATGATTATGGATTCTTACCATGGTCACTTTGACGAAATCCATAACGCAATGACCTTCATCACTGATGAGCTAATGTACCTCCTAGACAAACAACCAATCGAATACCATGCTAGCGAAATAAAGAATGCAGTGATTGATGCTATTGCATTAGGTTTGCGACTAAAGAATGGATTAAGGGTTTAAAAGGATTGACTGAATGATCAAACTCGACATGCAAGGAACGCCAATATCTGAATGCGATAGGCATTTAATTCAATTTCAAATCATCACTGAATTTGCTGACGGTTCCAAAGACACAGATAATTTCAGAACGCATGGATGGACCACAAAAGACATGCGTAAATTTGAGAAGGAGCTAAAAATACTCCTCAAGAAGCTTTCGGATTACAGAAAAAAACAAACTGTTTCGGAAAAACCACCGAGCATGAATGTTAAGATTATATCAGCAGCATGAGGTTTAAACGAACTCAATCAGCCTAGGTTAGTGGTTGAGAGGCTAAGTTGCTCGGCCAAATGAAGGAAGTATATCTTCCCAGCAACCTGCAAGGGTCGGCAGTACTAGGGATCGAAGACGGTGGAAGCCCGTCATTTATTATAGGGGATATAGATGCTAGATCAAAAAACCAGAGATAACATGATGTTCTTGTTAGGCCAATTAGAAGCCATTCGCTTCCCATTAGTTTGGGAATCAGAAACACGCAGCCAAGCGTACTATGATTTACTTGATTCCATTACTAACCAGTACAGAGGATTCATCAAGCAACTCTATCCAGATTGGACTGACTAATAGCCTGTCTTTTTCTTCCACTCTTCAAAAGTCATTGATTCAAATCCCTTACTTCTTAAGTCTTGTTCTACCCATGAATTGTAATAGTTGTTGTAATGAGAGCGCATTAATTCTTCGCTTAATCCGTTATTTTTATTTTGTTCCTGTGATTTATATCCTGGTGGTATTTCAAAACAGCCTTTTCCTAGTAACTTTTTAAGGCCTGCTATCTTTTGAGTGAAAGAATATTTCTTATCCCCTGAATCAACATGATGTTTGCATTGTTTTAAGAATTCTTCATTGGTTCGTTTATCAGGAGGTAAATGTTGATTCCGTAGGTCTATTAATTCGTTGTCTATTTTCTCAGAAAAAACACTACTACTACTGAGATGTTTTTCTTGAGGTTTTACCTTCGCTTCCCTCGGTCGTTCCTCAGTTGTAGTAGTAGTTGGATCAGTATCTGGATCAGTATCTGGTATAGTCATCCGAAATCCGGGAAATCGATTTCCGAATTCTGTGAAATCCATTTCCGATTTTTCGGAAATGCTAGAGAATAGTCTTTTTACATATTTTTCAACCACAAGATGAGGAAAGTAAAAGTACGCTTTCGGAGTTAATGCATACCAAACTGTTCGGTCATATTTGGTTTGATTGTAGTTGGATCGAGCCACAAGACCTTCCTTGATAGAATTATTAATCATGGTCTCAATCTGACTTTTAGATAAATAAGGAAAATAATCATTCATTGCTTCTATGGTGTCGTAACTCCAAACAAGACCGTCATGAATGTTTTCGTTGTTTGCAAGGTTCTTTTCAGACCAGAAAGCCAGGTGTCCTAACCACAAAGCCATTGTTGGCGAATAATCTCGTGCTATACCGACGTTAAATGAATGGTTTCTTGTGTCTAATGTTTGTGGGTCTTTAATAGTTTGGGAAGCAGTTAATGGTTGAGATTTGTTGTTATCTGAAGAATTCATGTCTATAATTATCCCTGAGGTTAATAGGTATCAATATTTATTGAGGGCCTATTGAGGGTTATAGTCATCATCTGATATAACTGTCTTGTTAAACCAGATAAAGCTAAAACCTTTATCATCCCTTGAATGTTGTCCGGCAAAGAGTTCATTCAAGACCTTATTTAGGAGGCTTAACCGCCTCCGTCCTACTTAAAAATTCTGCATTAATTACAACAGTTTTCCTCTCCACTCTCAAGATATTTGTTTTAAATCAACCTGTTCACACGCAATAAACTGAGTTATGCACAGAAATTGTGGATAAGTGTTATCTTAAATTGACGGAATTTGGTGGAGTTAATCGTGAAACAATTTTGTGAAACATTATCATTGGTAAAAGAGCGTAATAGATGGAAGCAGCAATTCGAAAATGGAGAAAGAATTAATTCATTGTGGCTTCAAGACTACGAAACAAATAGAGAGTCTGAGTTATGGCGCAGTACCAAAGCTTTGGAAGAGTTATGCGAATATATTTTATTTTTAGAAAGAAAGTTATTTCAGCGCCTCATCGACCATCCCATAGATGACACTAGCGATAAAGTAAAGAACAGCCCATTCCCATAAGGCCAATGGAATTTCTTTGGTAAAAACCAGTATAAGGCTTATGAAGCCTATAGCCCTCATTGTAATTAACCCCGGTTTGTACTTCATAAAAATCCTCGTATTTTGTCTGGAAGTGTAATTAAATAAGCCGTATTATGCAACCAGGGTTTACATTAATGCCCAAATATGTCTCAAAAAAGGATTCCAAGGACGAATTCATGATATGGAATGTTTGTAATTTAGTTGTAGGAGTACATAGATGTATTTAAGGAAGATTACCGCAGTATCCCTTCTTGCTTTATCCATATCCTCGCATGCCGGATTTGTTTCAAATACGGCACACAGTCGAGGAAATTGTTTTGGATTTAATGAATCTATTACATGGAATTGGAGCGAATATCACTGGTGGGACGTGCATTCTTTACACGTAGATAATATTGGGTCCGAATCTCATCTCGTTAGAACTTTTATGATATATACCTGGAGAGCTGCTGCACTACATGTAAAAGAATGGGAGGGAAACACGGGAAAAAGATGGACTGTTAAAGGATATCATTTTTACATGAAAAATGACGGGACTGTTGTTTATGATGTTGCCACAGTGGGTGTTGACTGTTCAGGTTATGACGGTTGGTGGGATTATCCTCATGCTCGCGGTGAATAAGGAAGAAAATAAATGAAGAACAAAATATTATTAGGAATTTTATTAACTCATACAGCTATTGCCGGGGATACGATTACCATTCCTTGGGATCCAAAACCTCTGGACCCAAATAAAACCAGAGGACAAGAAATTGAAGAATGGAATAAGCTTCATCCTGGTACTACAGGCCCTCTAACCCAACAAGAAAAAGAATATTTTAGAAGCCAAGGGTTGCCTATTCCTGGAGACAAAGTCAGTGTCAAACCACTGAATTCAATTAAAATGAATGATGCTGCTAAATTGTCTGCTCTGAATTATGTCAAAGAGCAACAAACAAAAGGTTATTCTGAGAGATTTAGTCAAAATGCTAAAAACCTTTCAAGTATTACAGAAGTAGCCGAGAAAGAATTTGAACACTACAACGCCGGCACTTTAGAGGCTGAATCAACTCATTTAAGAAGACAACACTTCGAACTCAAGATTAGTTATAATTATAAGCCTCTTTCTTCAGAAATAACTCAAGAAGTCATTGGTTTTGCTCCTGAATCAAACTATGTAGAAAATGGATGGAATGGAGCAGTAGAGTTCTTTAAATGGCATGATCACAATTCTATTTGCGCATTCCATGAAGTGAATATCAAACGCACAGGGTCTTCTGCGTTCTTCCCTAAAGAAATTGTTCGTTATGATATTAATAAAAAATTAACGCTTGTTTCAGCAGAAGGAAACGATCAGTCACAATATCTTTATACAGTTGAGTGGTGGGATAGTACTTATAAACGAATTTTAGAATGTACTGCTTCTGAATATTCTAATGATATAAAGAATGAAGTGCTGGAAATGGCAAAGTTAATTGATAAAAACCGATCGTCATAAAAAGGATAATTTATGGACCAGTTTAAAAAGGGAGATGAGATGTGGTGGTTTGTTGTCAATTACAGAGACAGCGCATCAAAGAACCTTTTACCTGATTCAATAGATTTGGTTCACGATCTTGTAACCGAAGACAGCTCAGGACCTTTTATTAAAGGTGACTTTGGATTTAAGCCCCATGAAAGTATTTGGGGCAAATCACGCCAGGAAGCATGGGATCGGTTGAAGGCTCATATTGAAAAATGGGGAAAATTGGACTAACTCAGTTATACTGTTGGAAGCTCATCTACCATGACGTAGAAGGAGTATTCGGGTTGCTTACGGGCTTCCCAGAGCGTTCACTGATGATTGATTATTCAGGTTGTCAGCCGTAAGCCCTGCGGTGCGCGAAATGGGCATAGAATAAGGGAGAAGGCCTCTAGCATTGGATGTTCGCATCTAAGCACAAATCTCTCCCAACTTAACGGGGCGCGCCACACTCGTTCGCTAGCAAGACAGGATAAGGCTCCGGATGGTGTACTTATCTTGAGTGGCGCATTATCTCATGTACCAACGGTGCAAGGAGTTGAGCAACGGCTATGCCCGCGCTTCTTATTGGAAAATGAAATGTATCAATGTGCTTTTTGTTCCAGTACAAAAACAAGGGATAAATATTTTTGTTGTCCTTCTTCTATTTGGAGGCCTAATATGTACTCGGTTTGTGCACAGCATGAACATATGACCTTAAGTTGGGAAGATGTTTATCCAACAGAAGATTGTAAGCCAATTACCAGGCATGAATCAAAATTAGGTATTTTATGAAATATAGGATTAAGTATGATGGATGTTTAAAATTATATTTTCCTCAAAGAAAACTCCTGTGCTTTTGGGTTGATATGGATCGTGGATTTCTGAGTGAAAGAGAGGCTACGCTGTATATTGAATACAACAAAAATAAATATATTCCTATTTAATCTCTTATCTATCGAAAAGGGATGTATAGAGGCCAGCACCAAGCCAGCGTAGCAAATTGGTGATTAGTTTATGACAATCGCGGCGCGGACAGTGACGCGCAAGGCGAAAGCGTACATGTAGTCTGATGCATTTTAGGTTTCAATGAAACTTAATGGGGTGTTACGCCTTGGTATAAAAGCCAAATGACTTCAACCAAGCATCTACCTGGTGCAATTCCGGGCGATTGTCACCTTTTTATGGGATTGGAGCTCGAAAAGCTATAAGCGAAGAGCACCTTATTGTGCCTCTGGCGAGTCCGTGCTGCTTAGCAGATGCAGTTGAATGGATGGGTAACAGCGGATAACAAGGTAGGTGCAGGTGAAAATCCTGCCAATCCCACCTTTGATGTTGGATAAAGAGCAATGAATTCGATCGTAATTACTAAAGAACAATTTGCCTTTTACCTAGAAGAAACTGCTGCGGAATTACGTGGGTTCACTCTAACAAGAGAGTATATTTATGATGTATGCGATTCTCTCATAAAACACACCATGAATTTCAAAACAGAAGCTTTAGAAGAAGCGCGATTAAAAATATGTACTACCAAGGAAGAGGATGAACATAACGCAGGAAGCATCTGAATTAGTGAATGGTAACAGGCAAACAGATTATGGTGATATGAATGATTCGTTCAGCCGGATAGCTGGACTTTGGTCATCTTATCTTAATACTCCAATAGACAAATACGATGTAGCAAAGATGATGATTCTTCTAAAAGTTTCTAGAGCTAAGAATGGGAATCACAGAGACAGTTATGTGGATATTGTGGGGTATGTCGAGTGCATTGATCAGCTACTGGCCCTTGATGGAAAGAGCCATAGTAACTAGGATTCACAATTTATTATATCCACTTCAGGAAATGCAAACCTACTGGTATGAGGATACCACTAATCACCATACCAATGATCACATTGAGCTTGTGGTCTAAGTGGTCAAATCTTTTCTCTATAGACTTAAATTTTTCATCATGGACACGAAGCTGCACTTCATGAGCGATATAGTTTTCTTCTGATTTTGTAAAGCTACTCATTACATACTCCTATGAACTCAATTAAAGGTGAAAGACACTCCAGTGAGTTGCTGGTTATTCGGGCGCGACCCTAGTCTTTCAAGACCATTATAGCATTTTAGCTAAGCCATAACAAAATGTATATAATTATACATTTATTCATTTATATATTTATATAAATATTCAATTAAAACATCCCTCATGCTTTTTTCATCATCGATTAACTTGCGCTTTACCTTTTTAAACAGTGGGGTTGGGATATTAAGTAAATACGGCTTTACTTCCTTTTCCTCCATTAACTTAGATAAACTCTCGTGGTTTTTTTCCTTATCAAATTTCTTTCCAGACTCAATGTAGGCCATTTGAAAACTCCTCAAGCTCATCTACGATTAATTTAATTTCTTTTTTTGCCTCCACAGTATTTGCAGCTTCATCTACAACGGAATGACCTTGGCTTACGGTAGCGGCATAAGCAACTCTTTGGGTAGTTCCACTTTTGAACACAGGAAGCCCTAAGCTTTCTAGCTGACCATAAACATCCTTTCCGATATTCGTTCCTTTTATTTTGCGGCTGACAATAAATGCAGCTTTTGTTTTTCCATCGGTCATTTCAATGCGCTCTTTAACGAGTCGAATTAAATCCTCAGTAGCCCATATGTCATAAAAAGAAGGCTGTACAGGTATCAAAATTATATTGGCTGCTTTTACAGCACAGACAGTCAAAGCGGCCATACTAGGTATTCCATCAATAACAATACGATTATGGGTTTTTGTAAACTTAAGGACGTCTTTATCTAGTGTGGTAGTAGGCAAACAGGTGAGGTCAATTAATTCTCCATTGGATCGCTCGTGCCATCGAAGAGCAGAGCCTTGGCTGTCCGAATCAACGAGCAGAGATTCATATGCTCTTAGCTTGTATTCCCTGACTATATTTACAGCAAGAGTGGTTTTACCCGTGCCTCCCTTTTGATTTAGAATAGATATAATCATTTCTCACCTTATATATTTAAATAAATATATATTTGCATAAATAAATATTTAAATAAATATATATCAATTCTATTGACTAAATTATTTAAAATGTGATGTAATATCATACATATAAGGGAGACTAAACATCATGGATTTGAAAGAAATAAAAGCCTATTGGAATAAGAAATACCCTCATATTGTGATCTCACTTTTCGGTGACGAGAATAGTAAATTCTTCGGTAAAATGATGGCTCATGCGGATAGTATTCAACTAAACGCAAATACTCTTGGTGAGTTAATTAGTCAAGGCGAAACCTTCTTAAGGAGGGTAAAGCAATGCTGACTCCTATTAAACGCTTATATCTTTTAACAACCATCTGTTCTGTATTTTCTACTTTTGTGATGTTTTATACCTATTTCTCATTAGAAGACTATTTAACGAACATGGTTAATCTGCAATTAACAATTCATCAGAAAGTTCTCGACATAGAAGACTATATGGTTCCAAGAGAAGCGCGCGTTAGTGCTTCTGATTTAGAAGGGGAAGAGAACCTAGATAATTAAACGACGTAAGCAATAAGGAGATAAGATGCAGGAAGCAACATATGAGTTTGATCCAGCTGAATTAGACGGTTCTCAAGACGATCTAGAATCAGAGGTGACTTTAGACAACTGGAAGCCAACACCAAAAACTCATAATTTTAGGACTCCATCAAAATGGCGTAATGAAATGAATTGCAGAGGCCTTGGGTACATGGAGCCAGGTCTTGATGAAATTCATAAGATTCGTGTTTATTTGAAAAACAAAATTTCTGACTTAGAAATTATGGATACTTTCGCAATCAATGCAGACACATTAAGTGCTATTAAAAACAACCGATACGATCCCGTGGATGGAATGATGGAGAACCAAAATCAAGTTCTTCAACGTAAATGCGATTTATTAGAAAAACGCATTGAAGACATTAAGAAAAAAATTAAGTCTCAAGTCACCATTCTGTGCAGTGATGCTTTATTTGTCCAGTGGATTGATGAGCGAATAGCAGCTACCGTAGCATCCGCCATGGAAGGGATGTGTTTACAATAATTACATTTCAGGAGTAGCTCAGTTGGCAGAGCACCGGACTGTTAATTCGGTTGTCGTAGGTTCGAGCCCTACCTCCTGAGCCACTTTAAGAGGAGAGCATGAGTTTTCTAGATAAGACCTTCTGTGCTTCGCCTAATTGCGTTAATGAATGTGGTAGGAAAATGAGCCCTGAAGAAACAGAATATCTCCAAGCATTAAAAATACAAGGTCGTGAATGGGATTGCATGGTTTCCATGGCCTACTTTTGTGACCACCCTACAAATACACCTCATTTTAAATAAAAACACAATATATAGTGTATATGGTTAATATATAAGCAAAATAGATAGAAGTTTTCATATCCCTCCGTGTTATTTTAGTGTCGAAGTACTTCTGAAGGCTTGCATGATGCAAATTTGGCAAAGGATTGCCCCTTTATGGACAAAGCGACACAGATTAAGCTTGATAACGCAGAACTTGCGGCCAAGCTAAAGGGTAGCCTATTACTCTTTATTCAATCATTTTTCCCATTACTGACGGGACGAGATTTTATCATCTCGAAACCAGTAGGAAGGGAAAGTCATTTTATTACTATTTGTCGTGCTTTAACAAAGTGTACTCGTCTCGAATCTCTTCGTTTATTGATTAATGTGCCACCAGGACATGGTAAGTCCGTCATAGTTAGTTTTTGGATAGCATGGTGTTATGCGAAATGGGGAGATTGCAATTTTCTGTATATTTCCTACGCTAAGACCCTAGCCGCTACTCATACTGACACTGTGAAGCGATTAATGACGCTTCCTCAATACAAGGCGTTATTTGATGTACATCTGAGAGACGATTCCCAAGCGAAAGATGCTTTTACTACAGAAGCTGGAGGAACTGTCTCTGCCTTTGGTTCAGCAGGTGCTATTACAGGGCGAAATGCCGGTCTGCCTGGACTTGACAGGTTCAGTGGAGCAGTTGTTATCGATGACTCCCACAAACCAGATGAGGTTCACTCCGATCTTATCCGTGAAAGCGTAATTACCAATTTCCGTGAAACCATTCAGCAGAGACCACGGGGTATTAATGTTCCAATCGTTTTTATAGGACAAAGGTTGCACGAACAAGACTTGCCTGCTTACTTCTTAGCGGGTGAGGATGGCTACGAATGGGATAAGGTCATACTGAAGTCACTAGATGATGCGGGAAATGCACTTTATCCGGAGGCCTTTCCTCTCGATATGTTGCAAATAAGGCAAGAAAAAGATCGATATGTTTTTGCAGCGCAGCATCAGCAAGACCCGCAACCAGCTGGAGGGGGATTGTATATGCCAGAAGATTTCCCTCTGTTACAAGAAGAGCCTAAATACTACATCACATTTATCACGGCTGACACAGCTGAAACAGAAGACCCAAGAAATGACGCAACTGTATTTTCATTCTGGGGAATGTACAACATTAAAACAGAAGGTCGTGAAACAGGTGTCATAGGACTACATTGGATTGCGTGCCGAGAAATCCGAGTTGAGCCCAAGAAACTTGAAAATGAATTTCTGGATTTTTGGCAGGATTGCGCACGACATCAAAATCCTCCTCTCTTGGCATACATTGAGAAAAAATCGACAGGAGTAACGCTTTTATCCATTCTTCAAGGAATGAGGGGATTAAAAGTGCGTGAGATTGAAAGAACGAGGAAATCAGGTTCTAAATCGCAACGCTTTATCGATATTCAGCCATACATTGCCAGCAAACAAGTATCTCTTCCAGCTGATGCGCCTCATACACAGCTTTGCATCAATCACATGAAGAAAATAACCAACAACGACAGTCATGCGCACGATGATATTGCGGATACCTGTGCAGATGCAGTGAGAATTGCATTGATAGATAAGAGCCTCACTATTTTTACCAGTAAGAACCTTGCGTCTAGGGAGGCAACCCTAGCAGCGTTGAATCGCCACAACAATGTCGTTGAATTAAAACGTAGAGCCTATGGGATAAGGATATAACATGGCTGTTATTGCTAAAAAACATACGTCACAACTGGATAAGATTAAGCAGTCTGTAGAACAAGCTTATACTTATTTCAGACCAAATTATGAACGCTATCATCAGTTTATGCGGTTTGTGTATAAATCAACACTGACTGAAGATGATATAGCCGTTCTTGCTACTCTAGGTCGTCCTCAAATTGAATTCAATATGATGGAAGCCTATTTATCGCGTCTCCGTGGGGAATTCTCGCGTATGGAGCCTGGCTTTGTGGTTCGCGCCCAAGACGGATTTGACCTGGTTGACCCCAAATTAATTGATGTACTTGAGGCTCATTTTCGAGCCATTCTCGTTGATTCCGATAACGATGGATTTAGCTACGATGTGTACACAGACATTTTAGTTGGTGGATTTTCCGTTGTTGAAGTGTATACGGATTATGTTTCTGAAATGTCCATGGACCAGAAAATATGCGTACAAAGAGCATTCGATCCCACCTTATGTGGTTTTGACCCGCTAGCGAGGAAATCACATAAAGGAGACGGTAACTTTTGTTTCCAATTATTCCCTAAGGAAGCAGATGAAGTAGAACGTGAATACGGGTCTGATGCACTGAAAGGACTTAAATATGCTCGCAGCTTTAGCGGTTTCAACTGGTCTTATCGAGCAGCTAAGAAAGATATCGTATTACTCTGTGATTACTACAAGAAAGAATTCAAAAGAGAAAAAATAACCAGGCTTTCTAATGGACGCACGATTAGTGTGAAACATTACGAAGAGTTACTGGATATGTGGAATCAAGCAGGATACATCGAACAGCCACCAATCCCCATTGGAAAAATGCGTGAAACCACACTAGAAGAAATAACAAGGTACAGATTTTCTGGTGCCGAACTGATAGATGTTGCGAAAACAAATTACAAGATGCTGCCATTGGTGTTTTTCGATGGCAACAGTGCCGTTTTGAGGGACAATAATGACTCCACTGCAGAGCAGATGACACGTCCTTACATCTACAATGTTCGTGATGCGCAAAGGCTAAAAAACTATGCCGGTCAGTCCCTCGCCAATGAACTGGAAAATACTGTAGAGCATAAATTTATTGCTGCTGTGGAATCAGTTCCAGAAGACTATATAGACGCGTACATCGATGTTCAGAAACCAGGTACGTTGCTTTATAACGCTTTCTTTGATGGCAATCCTAATACTCCTTTACCTGCTCCAAGAGAGGTAGTGCGTACGCCAATTCCTCCTCAAATCAGTGAGACATTCCAGATGTCGGACAATCTGATTCAGGGAATCTTGGGTAGCTATGATGCAGCGCTTGGTATTCAAAATAATGAGTTGTCAGGTGTCGCGATCATGCAGGGTGCCATGCACTCTAATGCTGCAGCTATGCCATATACCGTTGGATTTATGAAAGGCCTCAATCGCGTATGCCAACTCATATTAGATTTAATTCCAAAATATTACGTCACACCCAGGTCTTTACCTATTGTACAGCCTGATGGAAAGCGTTCTTACCAAGTAATCAACAAAATAGGCAATCCGTACATGCATTTTGACCCCATGAGCCTAGAAGTAAAAGTTGAGGCAGGGGTGAACTTTGAAGTGCAAAAACAAATTAGTTTAGAAACCATTATTCAGCTCATGCAAACGTCTGAAACATTTAAAGGACTCATTGAGACCAGAGGCTTAGGAATATTGTTAGACAATATCGACATTCGAGGTATTGAGGGATTACGTCAACAAGCGTCTGAATACATGGAAGAGCAGCAGAAAAAAGCAGCTCAAATGGAACAAATGGCAATGCAGGAAGCGCAACAACAAATCGATCCAAAACAAGTCATGGCAATGCAAGCTCAGGCTGAAATGGCAAAAGTGGAACAAAAACGTGAAGCACGCATTCAAGAAACCCAAGTTCAACTGACTAAGATTGCTGCTGATGATGCTGTGAAGAATAAAGAAGCAGACATCGAATTCATGAAAGTCATGGCGCAAATAGAGGGTGCTTCCGTTGATCAGGCATTAAAGCAAGAAAAGGTTGATGCGGAAAATTCACGTACTGCAGTCCAAATGGCTATTGACGTCAGCCAACACCACCATGAGGTAGAGCAGTCTAGAAAGGAGAGAACTAATGACAAAACTCACAACCAAGAAGCGTAATAAGTTATCTAAAAAAACATTTTGGCTGCCTGGTGAGCGTAAATACCCGATGCCAGATAAATCTGGCATGTGATATAATACCCCCTTTCCAAGGGGGAAGTATGTCCAATTATGAAAAAGTAAAAGAGTGGCGCAAGAACAATCCAGAGAAAGTTCTTGAGCAAGCAAGACGGTACAGGAAGAAAAATCCTGAAACCAATAAAAAAGCCAAAGCAAAGTATAGAGAAAACAATCTGGATAAGATTCGCGAGTCGGACAAAGTGGCTCAAGCTAAACGAAGGAAAGCTGACCCAGAGGGATATCGAATAAGATATGAACGCTGGAGAAATAAGAAGGAAGCAGAGCTTTGGGATATTGCCGGAAGGCCAAGAGCAGAGCAATGTGAGTTATGTCTTGAATCTGTAATGACTGTATTTGACCATTGTCATGATGGTGGTCATTTTAGAGGATGGATATGTGACAGATGTAACAGGGTACTCGGTAGTGTTAAGGATGACACTGAATTGCTTAGAGCAATGATTAAATATTTGGAGGATGACCGTGGCAAAATTAACCTCAAAGCAGAGGAACAAGCTTCCTGATTCTGCATTTGCTTTACCTAAAGAAAGAAAATATCCAATAGAAAATAAAAGTCACGCAGCCAATGCAAAGGCACGTGCCAGTCAAATGGAGAAGGCAGGCAAATTATCAGCCTCTTCCAAAGCCAAGATTGATGCAAAGGCAAATAAGATTTTAGGAAAAGGAAAGAAATAATGAAATCTTTAAATAAAGGCACAAAAAAATCTAAATCAAAACCCATTAAGCATTCGGATGTAAAGGAAGACAAAAAACTTGTGAAAAAGATGGTTAAATCAGGTTGTATTAAATAAGAACAAATTGAAGTTTCATTTAGAATTAAAATTGATATACTAGCATTAACACAAGATGTGGTGTTTTTATTTGTTAAGAGCACTATATGTAGTAAACCTGACTAGCCAGGATGGATTGCTAGGCCATATACGCAGCTATGCGGATAAATAGTCGGAACTACCACGGATGGTAGGTGATCACGGTCACACCGGAAACAGTGAGGTTTCAAATGGATGCAAAGGATATTGCAGAAGACTTGCAAGAAACTAATTTAGTAGTGGAACCAGAAGACTTGAAACAGTCTGAGGATTCACCTCCTGAGAAAATGCTTTCTGTTTCCCGTGTCAACGAGCTTGTAAAGAAAGCCAAAAGAGATGGGGAAAGGAAAATGCAAGAGCAATTAGATGCCGCAAAGCAACAAATTGAGCAGCTTCAGGCACAACAGGCGCAGCAACAAGCTCCTAATCAGCTGCAAGAAGCACCCCAGCAAGCTCCACAAGGGCAAGCACAAGGTGTAGATCCGCAGATGATTCAGCAGCAAGTAATGCAACTGTTACAACAGAAGCAGCAAGAGGACGAGCAAAAACGGTACGCTGAACAGCTTGAACAGGAAGTGAACCAAGTGGCTCAACAGTATTTTGGAAAAATGGCTCAAGGCAAAGATATGTTCGAAGACTTTGAAGCCATTACAGCTGACTTTAATCCCGCTGAATTCCCTCAATTAGTTTTCTTAGCTAACCAAATGGATAACACCCCAGCCATTATATATGAGCTCCGGAAGAATCCAGGAAAGTTAGCAGATTTAGCAGTATTGGTTGAGAAATCACCCAATATGGCTAGAAGCGAAATAGCCAAACTTTCCGAATCAATAAAGCGGAATGATGAGGCAAAACGCACCTTGCAAGAAGCGCAAGACCCCTTAAACCGTCTGAAACCTTCGCCAGTGGGAACAGACAGTGGTACACGAAATGTACGGGATTTCAAGGCAGCCTCCTACTTAAAAGGCTAGAAGTCCCACCGAACTGGTCATGTCTGTTCTCTGAATAAGGATATTCATTGGAGAAGACGACATGGCCGTTCCAAATAACATTTTGCAACAAGTACAAACCTATCAGATGTCTAACTTGGCATACCTACAAAACTTAAACTGTTTCGTAGCCACTGCTAATACTAAGTTCAAAAACTTTGAGAAATTAACTGCTAACTTAGGTGACACAGTTACGTTTGATTTACCACCTCGTTTTACTACTGCTGCTAGTTTGGTTGCTACATTCCAATCAGCTGACCAGAGAGTAGAAAACTTGACCGTGGATAAAGCGATCAACGTTTCTTATGCATTCACTGCGCAACAATTTATCTTCAACGTAGAAGACTACATGAATCAGTTCGGTAAAGCGGCTGTGATGGAAATGTCTGCCGAAATTGAATCAGACGTTGCTACTGTGTGTGTGGAAGCTCCTTACCGTTTCTATGGTGATGGAACAACACAAATCAATTCTTATGGCCAATTAGCTGCAGCGCTTGCTATGTTCCGCAACTACGGTGCTGCCAAGGACAATACTAAGTTCTATTTAAGTGATATTGCTCAATCAGCAATTGTGAACACTGGATTAAACCAATTTGTTCCTAAGCGTAACGATATTGCTGCTAATAGCTGGGATGTGGGTGATTTTGATCGTGCAGCATTCTATGTATCTAACTTACTTCCTGTACATACAGCAGGAACACTAGGTGAAGACGGCACTGTATTAACTGTAGTTTCAGTAGTTAAAAATGCTGATGATGCAGTGATTCAAATCGTATTCTCTGGTGCAGGTACTGATGCAGATGCTGTTAAAGAGTTTGATAAATTCCAATTCTCTGATGGGGTTTCTGGTCAACCTAATCTTCGTTACTTAACATTTATTGGCCACAAAGTATCAAGTAACCCTGTACAGTTCAGAGCTACGGCTAATGCTGCTTCTTCTGCTGGTAGCGTCACCATTGACGTTTATCCTCCACTAAAAGCTTCTGCTGGTAATACTCGCAACTTGAACTTTGAAATTGCTGCGGGCATGCAGGTTACTGGATTGCCTTCTCACAGAGCAGGCGTTATTACCGCAGGAAATCCTTTGTTCCTAGGTATGCCAATGCTTCCTGAAGAAGTCCCATTCCCAACTGGTAACGAAGTTGACCCTGATACAGGCGTGTCTCTACGTATGTATTACGGTTCTTTATTCGGACAAAACCAACGTGGAATGATTCATGACGCTATTTGGGGCAAAAAGCTAGTTCCTGAATATTCAATGTCTGTGATCTTCCCACTGTAATTGGACTTTAGGGGCGAAAGCCCCTTCACTATAAGGATATTAAAATGGCTATATCAACACCTGTTACAAATGCTCGCCAGTACTATATCAATGGGTTGAAGCTTGCTTATGCGACTACAACTACTTTGACAGTTACTGCTGGACGATGCAGCAATTCAACTAACGTGAACGATATTAGTGTAGGTCTTCCGATAAACGTAGCAGCTACTCAAACTGGTACTGAATCTGAGGCTGGCACTGGGACAGTTACAATTAATGGCGCAGCTAATGGAGCTGCTGGATTAGACACAGGTTCATTGGCAGCATCTACATTTTATGCTGTGTACGCTATCGGTGATAGTTTTGGTATTGAACCAGGGTCTGCTTTAATTTCAGCTAACCTAACCGCGCCTTTACTACCAGCTGGTTACGACATGTCATTCCGTATTGGATATGTTAAGACTGACGGTTCTTCTCACTTCCTTCCATTTAGACAAGATGGATGTGGCCTAGATCGTTGGATGTGGTATGACGCAGCTATAGCTACTGACATTACTGCTGGTTCATCTGCTACTTATGCGCCTGTTAACGCAAGTGCCGGATTACCTTCATCTACTCCTACGATGGTTAACTGGTTATGCGTATTTACTCCAACAGCTGCTGCTGACAAGTTGGTTTTAGTCCCAGGGACTTCTACTGCAACTGCTGGCTATGCTTCTGCTTCTGGAGACGTTGCTGCGGTGGCTCACACTGTTAACTTAATATGCCCAACTGATTCGCCTAACACCGACGCTATTGACTACAAAGTCACTGGTTCTGCGGTTGCGATTTCTGTTGCAGCTTATTTAGACCAACTTGCCAACGTAGCAGTAGGATAAGGAGCCGGCTATGGCCTACACAACTTTGCAGCTTATTAACAATGCTTACTATGAGTCAGGCATTGTTTCACGTGGCTTTGAGACTGTGACAGGCCAACAAGCTAACGATGGCTTACAGTTCCTAAATGATCTAATTGCGGATAAGACTGTAGAAAACGGTCTTATCCCTTATTACGAAGAACATAACTTTACTGCAGTAACAGGGCAAGAAAAGTACTTTATTGAAGACCTAATTAGCATTGATACCTTCGTGTTCTATATCGACACAGTACGCTATCAAACAGAGAATCGTGCCAGACGAGAATATTTTGGTTCCTCAAGAGCAGATAATATTCAATCATTGCCAGGTAGTTGGCATATGGAGCGATGTTTTGGAGGAGCAAATCTATATATCTACTTCAAGCCCAATCAAGCTTATCCATTGACCATATGGGGACAATTTCGTCTGCAACAGGTCACCATCAATCAGGATTTATCTTTAACGCTTGATCGGTTCTACATTAACTATTTGAAGTTCGATTTAGCTGCAAGGCTTTGTGCAGAGTACAACCATACTGTGCCGCCTGGAGTAGAGAAAGCACTTGCCAAGTATGAAGATGATATTAGCAAGAAAAGCGGTCCAATGGATTTAAGGTTAATTAAATTATCCAGTCTACAAAGACGTGGTGGCATTAACTACGGCCAAGTAAATATTGGGCATGGCTGGGTGAATTAATATGATAGCCACTCCTGGATCCCAACAAGTACCAGTAAAAATCATAGGAAGCAGCATCTTCGGTCGCCATCCTTTTATATCCGATGAGCGTACATGGAATATGTATATTTCTGATGAGAAATTACTGAATTTTGCGGGCTACGAGGAGACATTACAGCTATCGACAGGAACAGCAGAAGGAAGGGGATTATTCCATTCAGTTAGAGGGAATTTCCTACTACAAGTGATTAACCAAAAAGTATATCGCATTAACCCCAACTTAGGCTTCCAATTACTGTTTTCATTAAATTCTACCACTGGCGAAGTGAGCATGGATGAGAATCTAAGTTCTCAGATTGCCATAGTAGATGGAATAAATTTATACATTTACAACTACACAACAGGAAACATAGGCCAAGCAGTATTTTCCTATGGTAGTGGTGGTGTACCCTTCACCCCAAATTACGTAACATATCAAAACACTTATTTTATTTTCGGTAATGCAAGCACTAGCACTTCAGGATCTCAATGGTTCGTTTACCAATCTGGATTTAACCCGACAACGTTAGCCAACCCGCTACAAGTAAACTGGGTTCAAACCTTAACATTACAGACTAAACCAGATTTTGCTAAAGCGGCCATTAGGATTCCAAGTCATGGAAACAATTTACTGGTTTTAGGTTCTACAGTTGGTGAGATTTGGAACAACGTGGGAGGCTTGCAAGTCTATCAACGTAACTCATCCATTAATATCGACTATGGGGTAGCCAGTACATCAACTATTGCTGCTAGTGACGACATGGTTGCATGGCTTGGAATTAATGAGAAATCAGCACCTGTCATTATGTATATGTCTGGGGGACAAGCGAATAGGATTTCTACAGATGGAATCGATTTTCTATTGAGCCAAGTAAAGCGTCCAGAACAGTCTACGGGTATGTTTTATCGCCAAGACGGGCATGTATTCTACATTCTAACCTTCTTTAACCAGTTAGATAATTTCTCCATTATGTATGACTTCACCACAGGTAAGTTCTACGACATAACCGACTGGGATTTTTCTTATCATCCAGCGCGCCAAATGGCATTCTTCAATGGGGATATTTATTTTGCTTCATTGAAGCAAGGTTCCCTGATGAAAATCAGCACAGAGCTTACCGACATGTCTACCGATAGGGATAACATCTATGAAATCCCACGTGTCCGTAAATGTGACACGTTTAGAGTCCCTGGTTCAGAACCATTTATCGTTAATCGATTCTCTTTCACCATAGAGAATGGCGTGGCTCAAGATGTGTTTTTTGATTATGAGTGCCAGGGATTCATTATTGGTGAAGTCAGTAGCGGCATTATGTACACAGAGGATGATATCCCCATCCTAACCGAAGAAGGATTTTGCCAGGTTTATCGTCCACGCATTGATGTCACTATCTCTAAAAATGGTGGTGTAACTTATTCAAATGCGAATTCTTATTACATGCATGCAACAGGTCATTATAAAAACCAACCCATCTTTAATCACTTAGGGCAAGCCAATCAGTTCACGGTTCAAATGCGTTTCTGGGGCTTCGATGCGGTGGTTTCAGACAATGGCGTACTGGAGGTATATCAATGATCATACCAACATTGCAATATGTACAATTTACAGACAAAGATGGGTACTTAACTAGCGCTATGCAGCTGTATAATGATGAATTAAATAACGTGCTGCGCAATGGCCTGAGTGATAACGGATGGACCTTACCCACAGTGACAGCAGCTCAGTTAACTAGCATACAAGGACAAATGCCTGATGGAACTATCTGGTATCTGCATGACACAGGAAGTTCGACGTATGAAGTGATAGTAAAGATTAACGGTGCGTTGCGTAAAGTAACTACCACAGCTTACCCATAAGGATATGAGATGAGCATATTAAGCAAACTGTTTGGTGGGAATCGGTCCCCTATGGATGCCGCCAATCAATATTTGAATCAAATTCCTGGAATGGGCCATAAAGGATATGACCCGTATGTGAATGCAGGGCTAGATGCCTCTGGCAAGACAAAGAGTCAATACGAAAGCCTTATGAGTGATCCAACAGGATTTATTAATAAGCTTATGGCGGCCTATAAACCATCTGAAGGCTATGGCTTTCAGAAAGATCAGCTGACTAAAGAAATGGGTAGCACAGCAGCAGCTGGAGGTATCGCTGGAACGCCACTAGACCAGATGAATCAAGCAGAGGGAGTACAGAAACTCCTGTCTGGGGATATGCAACAGTTTCTTCAAAATGCTCTTGGTGTATTTGGTACAGGTTTAGAAGGCGAAGAAGGTATTGCTGGACGAGGCTTTGACGCAACTAAGAATCTAACAGATTTACTTGGTGGTGCATTAAATCAGCAGGGTGGCTTAGCGTTCCAAGGGCAGCAACAGAAGAATTCTGATAGGAACGGTTGGTATCAAATGCTAGCCAAGGCATTAGGTGCAGGTGGTGGTGCGTTATTTGGCGGTCTTCCTGGTGCAAAATTTGGCGCTGGACTTTTCGGAGGAAGTTAAGATGGCCATTCAATTCACTGATTTCTCTAGAGCCCCCATTCTGGAATCTCCAGTTGCCAATCTATTTGAGAATGTTCTTAAGGGATACCAGATTTCTCAAGAGCCTGGGAAAATGAAGCAGGAAGCCAGTGCTAGGGAGCTTGCTAATCAGTTACGCAAGCTTGATGTGGAGCATAAGCCTAAGGAATATGCGCTCAATGATCAGCAGAAGACATTTGCTAATGCGTTGTCTCAGAAAGCACTTGCCCATAGAGATAAAGAATATTCACTATCTGATGCGCTGAAGGAATCTCAAATCAAGAAGAATCAGCAGCCTCAGGGACTAAAAGGCGCATTAGCTGCAGCATTTCAATTAAGAAATAATTTAAATCCAGACGATCCGAATTATGAGAGAGATACTAAGGCAATTAATAATTACATTGCCAACTTGGGCCAGAAGAATGGTGCTGTGCCCATTACTGAGCCAGGAGAAGGAATTAAAATTAATTTACCAGAAGGGAAGAAAGGCTATATTCCAGGTGTCGGTAAATTGAAGTCTGGATGGCAATCAGTTAAAGATGCTCAAGGCAATGATATTGGTGTCAATGTGCCAATGTCTGATAAGCAAGTGGAACAGTGGAAGGCCAAAGAGAAATTCGACATCATCTATCCATTTCTAAATGAATCGTTATCACAATATACCGGTCAGAATAGTTGGGAGAATTTTACTCGAGATGCTCATAATTACAATAGAGACCCCGAAGCTAAGCAGAGAATAGATAATTTCTTTGCTGCTAAGAAGCTGATATCAATCGGTAGTACTACTGAGAATGCGCGTATTGGAGGTCATGCAACCAACATACAATTGGATGAATTGAAGAAAACGCTTGATTCCTCTGAGGTATTTAAGAAGATTGAAGGTGGAAGCGGATTTGTATTGCCAGCTAAGTACGCTAAGAATTCAGGAAATATATTCAAAGCTTATTTAGATAAGGTTGAGAAAGCGGCTAAGACTAATATTCCTGCCTATGAATTCAGAGCATTAAATCCTGGAGAGAATACTCCTGCTAGCCCCATTACCCCTATAAAAGCCCCATCTGTTGAGAAGAGTAATCCAGAAGTTCTTGGAACCCAAAATGGTATTACTACTATTCGCAATGGCGCCAAAATATTCAAGATTCCTGAACATCTTGTTGATCAATACATGATTGAACATTCCCAGTCTGAATTTGGAGGTCAATATGGTCGCTAAAATCGATTGGTCTCAATATGAAGTGAAGAATAATAAGCCCAGCATTGATTGGTCTCAATACGAGGTAAAAAATAATGGACAGCAAGAATCTTATTCAGACGATGAAGAGTTCCCTATTCCAGAAGCCACTGGACTTTCTGGGATAGGTTCAGATTTATTAAGTGCTGCATTAGGAGCCAAATCTTTCGTGGAAGAGATACCTAATAAGCTTGAGAAGTCTGGTCAATATATTGAGGCTAATCCTGGCAGGTCTATCCTGCATAATCTTGGACAAGTTTTAGCTGAGACAGGAGACATTGCTAAGGGATTAATTAACTCTCCTTATAACTTGAATCAGTATTTAGCTCGAAAGCACTTACTTCCACAAGTATTAGGTAAATTGGGTAAGTTAATTCCTCATTTACCTGAAGATATGGGGATTGAGAAAGAGCTGGGACTGCAAGCTGATCCTAACAAAGGAGATGAATTAGTTCGGGCTATTCCAGATATAGCAGGGATCGCTACTGGAGGAAGAACGATTGCTAAAGCTTCAGGTAAATTATTTAAATCTCCGGACTTAAAAGAAGCATTGAGAGCAACACAGGCAAAAGTTAACAAAAAAAATGCAGATGCTGGAAAAATATTTGAAACGGTACAAGAAGAAGTAGGGAAGCGTGGCGCATCAAATATCCCAATAGATAAAGATATTATCAATGAAGCACAAACTTTTTTAGCGAGAACCCCTGCCAATAAAGCACTAATAGAACGCGCTAAAACTGGTGACTACCCAGCATTGAGAGACCTACAAGCAGATTTACGGGTAAAAGGCGAAAAGGCTTTGGCTTCTAAATTAGTTGCTGAAAATAAAATGGGTGAGGAAATTCTTTCTACACGTGACGAAGTGAATAAAGCCATCCAAAGCCATTTAGAAAATACTGGCCATAAAGATTTAGCTGAAGCACTTAACAAAGCAAGACGTGATTATCGCGATATGCAACAAACTTATTTTTCTAATCCTGCGTTAGCTAAGGTATTTGGAAAGAGCCAACGCGTTCCTAAAGAACCCATGACATTGCTGACTGAAGAAAGTACAGAGATGAATAGATTTATGAATGCTCATCCTGAACTGAAGGCTGCGTTAGAAAAAGTATTAAAACATGAAAAAAAGATGAAACCTATTAAGCGACTAGGGAAGTATGCTGCGGCTGCGTTGTTAGGTGAAGAGCTTGGTAGATTTTTACATAAATAGAAATGTGAAAATATTTTAAACATTAAATAGCAAAAGGATTTGCCATGGCACTACCATTGAACCCTCTGTTCATCCCTGCGTTCAGCATTGAGACGGTGATTCTCGATAAGGACACGGGTGCTCCTTTATCTGGAGGATTGGTTTACTTTGAAAAAGATAACCAACGTGGCCAGTTAAAACCCGTATATCAAATCACTGGTACATCTCCAAACTACAGCTTTATTCAATTACCTAATCCCATGGAATTAAGTTCTATAGGTACTTTTGTGGATGCCTTAGGTAATCCTGTAGTGCCGTACTTCTTCCCATTTAATAACTTATTACAACCTGAGTATTACTATATTCGTGTTGAAAGTTCAGAAGGAGTAGAGCAATTTACACGAGAAGCTGTTCCTTATATTGGTGAAAATTCAGACCCTGGTGATGAAGCGATAGTATTTACTAATGAGCTTTCTAATCCGCAGTTTTCAGAAGTCCTTTTCGATACCACGTCATCAAGTTATACGTACAATTTTACAGACCCTGTACTTCAAGAAACGGCGTTGGCTCCTGATTGGGACTTAATAGTGTCAGGTACAGGTGCCTGTACGGTTACGGTCTCTCAAACAAAACCTGTAGGTTCACTCAATAGACCAACCAATCCAGGCACTTTATTAAATATTACTTCCTCGGGATTAAGCTTACTAAGGTTGCGTCAAAGGCTATATGGGTCACCAAACTTATTTGGATCGGGTTATTTAGCAGGATATTTTGTTGCCAAAACATTCTCTGGTTCTACTCCAACAATAACTCTAGCCTATAGCCAATCTAACGGCGCAGTAGTAAATCAGACGATATTATCAGCGGCATTACCCGCAAGTGGTGATTACACAGAGTTTACCGGTAACGCATTAATCCCTGCGTCTACCAGTACTGAAGCGTTTCCGGATGCTTATGTAGATATCTACCTAGATTTACCCGTGAATACTAATGTTGAAATTACTAGTATTCAGGTAGTAGCAACTGGAGATATTAATGTCACAGCCATTACGTATGATCAGATTAGTAATGACCGACAGATTGATTATTTATTTCATTATTACAAACCGCAATTAGAGTACAAACCGATACCTAGCTTACTCACAGGATGGGATTTTAATTTAAATCCAGCTCAGTTTTCAGGAGGTGCAACTCAGACCATTACTACTACTGCAGCCTATAAATGGGATCAAACAATTTGTAAAAGCACAGTTGGTAACATAGCCGTAGTTCGTAATTCCGTCACAGGTGGGTTCCAGTCTACCACTGCTAATAATGACGAATCGTTCTATATGATTCAGTACTTAAGTGGCGCTCAAGCACGGGCTATGGTGGGTACTAAACTATCAGTCAACTTAAGTGGCTTTAGGACTCAAGCAGGTGGCGCTGTTACAGCAAGAGTATATTTATACCGAGGAAGTGCTGCTGCTACTATACCGACACTACCAACCACTATTGGGACTTTAGCAGCAAGCGGAGTGTTCACATTAACAGCTGCTAACTGGACATTAATTCCAAGAGGTAATCTTGGTCAGGCACAAGGCACAATACCTACCGTTCTCACCACAGATTACACCACATTAAATGTTGATGATGATTTGAAATTTAATGGGTGGGAAATTACTACCGGTGCTGAAATTGCCGACACAGATAAGTTCGCTATTGTGGTCACATTCCAATGTCCTACTACAGCCACTGTGCTCACTATGGATTCTATTTCTCTTGTACCAGGAATGATTCCAACAAGACCTGCTCCACAAACTAAAGATGAAGTACTAAGAGAGTGCCAATACTACTTTGAAAAAAGTACTAATGAAGGTGTATTCCCAACGGCAGGAACCTTGTCTGGAATCTTACTTTCCAATATGGGTGTTGGCCAAGTAGTTGGTGGTCAGTTTAACGTCATGCCACGTCCGTGGGGAATTACCTACTATGTCAAAAAAAGGTTATCTACCGTTGTGCCAGCGGTATATGACGCATCTGGAACCTTTGGAAATCTTTCTGTTCTTGGCTATGAGAGTGCAGTAACAACTATTGCCACTAGTGTAGCGTTTGGAAGCTTTTTCGTAATTGCTGACCAAGGAGAGAGAGGAATTAATTTCATTCAGTCAAACGCTGGTACTGCAATGGCGGGTGTGGCTTCTGGGGGATTTAATCGGGACAGCAGTGCTGGAATTATTTTGTATCACTATACCGTCGATAATCGCTTGGGCATTATTTAATTAAGGATAAATTATGACAACTATGTACAAATTACAAAAGGACGTCGCGGGTTACAACGGCTTTGGTTTGCCATTTAGCGACCAAAAGTTTACAGCATCTCTAGCAGCCACCACGGATACCACATTAACTGTTCCAAGTTCAGGCGCTCTTGGAGCTCCTCATAATACGAATAATAGATTTCTAGCAATAGTCAGTATTGAAACAGGTGGAAATGTTTGGTGCGCATTGAATGCAACAGCAGCAGTTCCCGCTGGAGGTACTTTTGCTGCATCTAACTCTGAGTTAGTGACAGGTGGTCAGTATTACGCCAGAGAGGTAAAAGCAGCTGATGTAATGCATTTTTATACTGCAACAGCAGCTACTGATATCAGTGTTGTGTTCTATGCATTACCTGCTAGCTAGTAGTAATTAATCTCACAAGGAGTGTGGATTATGGCTTTATTGCCCGATCAGAAATTCAGTACCTTCCAGGATGGAGGGGACATTGCAGTAGGCGACATCGTTGTCGGATTAAGAGATGGAGTCAACACTCAATTTGATTACACTGGAGAGCTTCCTCCAGGCGTTATTGTTCCTATAAGTCAAGGAGGAACTGGCGCTTCTAACGCTACTGATGCACGCACAAACCTTGGTTTAGGCACTATGGCTGTTCAAGATGCCAATGCAGTGGCTATCACGGGAGGAAGTGCTGCATTAACTACAGGTAGTGTGGCTGGAGCACCTTCGGCAGGGATTGATATTGCTAATAAGACTTATGTGGATAGTGCTGTTGGTGGCGTCGTAGCAAGCGTAAGTGGCACTGCAAATCGTATTACGTCCACAGGAGGTACTAATCCTGTAATTGATATTTCAGCTGCTTACGTAGGCCAAGCTTCAATCACTACATTAGGAACCATTGGTACCGGAACGTGGCAAGGTACTGTACTTGGTAGCACTTATGGTGGTACTGGAGTCAATAACGGCTCATTTACAATCACTCTTGGTGGAAATTTAGTCACTAGTGGAGCCTTTAGTAGCACATTCACTATGACAGGTGCCACGAATGTTACGTTTCCAACATCAGGTACTTTAGCCACTACATCTCAGTTGCCAACGCCGGCAGCTTTGACTCGAGTAGATGATACGAATGTCACATTAACTTTAGGTGGAACTCCTGCCACAGCATTACTACAAGCAACAAGTATTACTGCAGGATGGACCGGGCAATTGAGTCTTACACGTGGCGGAACAAACGCCAGTTTAGTTGCATCCAACGGAGGAATTGTTTACAGCTCCGCTACCGCATTGGCTATTCTTTCAGGAACAGCGACAGCCAATCAGATGTTGCAATCTGGTGCTTCCGGCGCCCCTGCTTGGTCCACATCCACGTGGCCAGCAACAACAACGGCCAATCAATTGCTTTATAGTTCAGCTACAAACACAGTGTCCGGACTAACTGGCGCGAACAGCGCTACTTTGGTGACCAACTCTACAGGTGTGCCTTCGATGACAGCATCTATGACCAATGGGCAAGTGCTCATTGGCTCGACAGGAGCAACACCAACGCCAGCAACTTTAACGGCAGGGTCTGGTATTTCCATATCAAATGGCGCTGCAAGCATCACAATCAGTGGCACAGGATCAGGAATTGGATGGACTGAAGTAACAGGGACTTCCCAAGCAATGACTGCAGATAGTGGATGGGTGGCTAATAACGCGGGTCTAGTAACCTTAACTCTACCGACTACAGCTGCATTCGGAACAGCAATCAGTGTAATCGGAAAAGGCGCTGGTGGTTGGCGTATTGCTCAGAACTCTGGACAAAATATTCAGCATGGTAATACGTCTACTACGGTTGGTGCAGGTGGAAGTATTTCTTCTACTAACCGTTTTGACTCCATCGACTTACTTTGCACTACCGCCAATACCACATGGACTGTGTTAGGTGCTCCGCAATCAGCTGGATTAACAATTGTATAAGGATATACCATGGCGACTAATAATGCGGTCAATACGACTTTAAGCGGTCAATCTGGGACAGGAAGCTTTGCTGGAACCACTAGTCCATCCTTCACTACTCCTGCATTAGGAACACCTACAGCAGGAGTACTCACAAGCTGCACTGGATTACCTTTGACTACTGGTGTCACAGGAAATCTTCCAGTAACTAATCTGAACTCTGGTACATCAGCATCGGCCACTACATTTTGGCGAGGAGATGGTACTTGGTCTACACCTGCTGGAACTGGTATTACCACTGTTGTAAGTCAAGCATTCTCTGCATCTGGAACATATACGCCTACTTCGGGCATGAAATATTGCATTATTGAAGCCTGGGGTGCGGGTGGCGGTGGTGGTGGCTCAGCTAATGCGGGGGCAAATCTATATATAGCTAGCTCAGGTGGTGGTGGTGGTGGATATTCTAAAATTGTTGCAACGGCTGCAACAATTGGTGCATCGAAAACAGTAACTATTGGTGCAGGAGGCGCCGGCGGAACAGCTGGCGCTAATAATGGAAGCGCTGGATCGGCTTCCTCAGTTACAACTATTTGTGTGGCAAATGGTGGGAGTGGTGGTACAGGCAGCCAAGCGGCTGTAGGAGGAACAGGCGCCACAGCAGGAACAGGAGATATAGCAGCAACGGGAGCTTCTGGATTTTCTGGGCTTTCAACAGTTGCAAATACTTCTCTACCTTATGGTGGACAAGGAGCTTCAAGCGCAATCGGTGGTGGTGGTGTTGCACGTATTAGTGGTGGAACAGGAAGTGCTGCTACTGGATATGCAGCAGGAGGAGGGTCTGGGGCTTCTTTTAATGGAGGCGGTACTGCTGCAGGCGGAGCTGGAACAAGTGGTTTTATTTTGATCACGGAATACATATAAGGAGAACTCCATGCAGTGGGCATTAGTAGCAGAGAGAGAACAACAACTAGGGTTGTGGATTTCAGTAGATACAGGCCAATTAGACCTTTTCGGGAATCCATATTTTGAAAATCAATGGATAGTCAAAGAAGTTCCACCAGGAACTATTGTAAATATTATTGTATATGACGGGGAATCAGAATATATCCCCCCAGAAGGAACAAGGCTAGTAGAAATCGCAGATGGACTGCAAGTAGGAGATGTAATCGAGTAGTAACTTGGCCACTTAATAAGGAGATTAAAATGCCAATTTTAAATGTACAAACGGTGCAATCAGGCTTAGTGGGAGTGTTGCCAAGTCTTGCATATATATTAACTGATGACACAATAGCAGAAATAACTACTGCTGGTTATCTTAACAAGGAAGTAGCTAACGGGGTATCTTTTCAAATGCCATGCTTAGCTATAGTTGCAACCAAGGCTTCTCCGTCTGCTGCGTATGTAGTTAATACCTATCAAGTAACACACTCAGGCGCAAACTGGTCATTGGTATCTACTTCAGTAACTGATGTTATCCCATTGACTAGCGCACACATATTAGTAGGTAATGCATCTAACTTAGCTACAGACGTGGCAATGACTGGTGACATAGCGATTACTAATGCTGGTGTTACTTCTATTGCTTCGGGCGTTATCGTCAATGCTGACGTGAATGCTGCAGCTGCAATTGCTTACTCTAAGTTAGCTGCTCTGACTAGCGGTAACATTCTGGTGGGTTCTGCAGGTAACGTGCCTACTGCTGTAGCCATGTCTGGTGATGCCACAATCATTGCTTCTGGTGCCTTGACGATTGCTAACGATGCAATTACTACAGCTAAGATACTTAATGCTAACGTAACACTTGCTAAGCTTGCTGCTGGTATTACACCAAGTCATATCATCAAGTTTGCTAACCAGGTTACTACTGTTGGTGGTGCCGCTGCAGAAGCATTCACCGTGACAGGTGCAGTTGGTGCAACGGACAGAGCATTTGTTCAGGTAGTAAATGACGGCACTGGAAACGTTACTGTATTGCAGGCAGTTGTAACTGATAACACATTAACAGTAACTTTTAGCGCTAACCCAGGAAATGATACTGTGATCAATTATCAAATTATCAGAGCGGTTGCTTAACAAAATGTAAGAAGTATAAAGGTGGCTTATAGGATTTTATTTAAAAAATGTGAGCCACTTTTGCACAATAACGATGCGTAAAATGGTGATAGGCAATGATATACTATTTTTGATATCTGTGGCTTATCTCCATAATTGACCCCTTATTATTAGTTCCGTTTCCTCCACAGATATCCTTAACAGGATATATCATGAAATTCGTACGCCAAGGATTGGTGGCTTTAGGCTGTATCTATTGTCTCCTAACCGTCATGGTTGGATGTGCGCACTTTCATCAAATACAGTTCATTAATGAGGCCTGCATTAAGCCTTATAAAGGCTATGATTACCGCACATGCGCTCCAATGAGGGTATCTATCGATGGTAAAAAAATCACTATACCCAAGGATTTCAAGACTGATTTGGCGAGCATTCCGAGAATTCTATGGCCGATTGTTGCACCTCAATACACAAGCTTCGTGGCTCCTGCCATTCTCCATGATTACCTATACCGTTGCCATACTACTGTCAGTCGCCAGTTTGCAGATGAAGTAATTTACTCCGCCCTCATTACAGAAAATGTCAGTGCTTTTACTGCATCAAAATTTTATGTCGCCGTTAGATTATTTGGATCATCGCATTTTGGTGAGCATGAGGAAGGATGTTAATGAACACTATTGAATCAAATTTCCAACATTGTGTTAACGCTATTTTAGAGCATGAAGGAGGATTATCTCTAGATAAGCGTGACCCAGGAGGTGTGACGCAATGGGGCATATCTTTACGATATCTACGTTCTATAGGATATGACATCAATGGGGATGGTAAAATTGATAAAGACGATATTATTGGCTTACCTATCAAAGGAGCTGTTGGAATTTATCGTAAATATTGGTGGGATAAGTATAGGTATTCAGGATTTAATGAACTCATAGTAGTAGAAAAAGTGTTCGACCTTGCAGTCAACATGGGTGGCATGGTGGCTCATAAGTTGCTACAGATTGCCATCAATCGCCTTGCTACTAACAGGCTACCCATTACAGTTGACGGCATATTGGGTGGACAGACTTTTGGAGGAGCTAATTCCACGGAAGGAATTCAGCTGCGACAGGAGCTAAGGGAATGTGCTGAACATAAGTACATCGAGATTTTAGCAGCTAATCCTGCCATGGAATGGGCGAGAAAAGGATGGATGAATAGAGCAGCATGGTGAATTTAATTCAATATACCCTTCCCTGGCCTCCAAGCGTTAATAATTACTGGCGTAGATATAAGGACCGTTATTTTATTAGTGCAAAAGGACAGAAATATCGCAAAGACATACATCAGTTATGCCACGAGGCAGCGAATGTATTTCGTGCAGATGACAGGCTTTGTGTAACTATTGAGGCCTACCCTCCAGATAAAAGAAGGCGGGATTTAGATAACATCTTGAAGAGTTTGTTGGATTCCATGCAACACGCAGGGCTTTATGATGATGACAGTCAGATAGATAAGTTATCCATTGTTCGAATGAAAGAGTTGATAGGGCAAATTAGAGTCACCCTATCAACATGTTGATTACCAAGGAATATCATCATCCACAAAACCATTGTTTTGAGACTGTTGAGGTTGTTTAGGATTAGAGGGCTGCGGTTTAGATTTAGGTATTAACTCTAATTGGTTCCCAATAATGGTGAAGCTTGTTTTCTCAATACCATTTTTATCAGTGTATTTTTGATTGTCTATCTCACCTTGGATATAAAGTAAATCACCTACGGCTACATACTGTTCTGCAATCTCAGCAAGTTTCGAAAAGAAAGTCACATTATGCCAAGTGGATTTTTCCTGCTTCTCACCATTCTTCATGAACTTCTTTGATGTGACCATACTGAGCTTGCTAACTTTGACTCCATTTGGCGTTGTATTGGTTTCAATTTTACCAACCCTTCCAAGAATTTGGCTTAAATTCATTACTGATCCTTATAATTTATTCAATTGATTTATAAAATGCTGCGCATAATCATCAGGCAATGCCTCAATAGTATCTACTTCGTAATATTTTAATGCCTTGGCCAACTTCTCTTCAGTAAACTGTCTTTCAGCCAACAATCTTTTAATTTCAGAATGCAGGTCAATCTTTTCCTCTCCAGTTTCCTCCACTTCATTTCGCTGGACGTCTTGATCTGATCCGAATGTATCTTCAGGACTCGACACACTATCCATAGGTTGCGCAACTGATTCAGCATTTAATTTTCCTGTCTTATGTAAATAATCCTTTTTCAATAACTCAGTTCTAGACAGAGATTTATCCTGAATAACCTCATATTCTCCGTCTATGTAATCTTCGACTTCCTCTCTCGGTTTGATTCCTTTTAATGCATCAGGAAAGGAGTCTCGCAATGTAAAACTACGTGCCCTAAGCTTTAACATCCGCTCCGGATACTGGGTCCAAGGGCCAACTTTTCCTAATAATCCTGCTTTCTTAGCATCATTTAAATCGAACTTATTCACTTTAGGAGCGCGTCCTTTACGCTTCACAGTGCAGGTATAACCAAAGACACTTCCATCTTTAGCAAGAATTGGTTGCTCATCAATGTCTTCAAAGTCAGGGTGGGACATACACAGGGCAAGCATTTCATCTCCCCACATGACTGCCTTCCCATTCACTACAGCAATACACTGCATAGCCTGTTCTGGTGACATACCAATCTGATATCCCATAGACCAGCAGATAAAAAGATCGGGTGCTTTGCCTCTGAAACATTTAGGAACCAATTCAGATGAAGCAAGCTTCGTAGCTAATTGCATATAATGCGGCGCTAAATCTTTTGAGAATAAGCTGTCATCTAAACGACTGCTTTTCATGTGATGTACTTCCCGCGTTTCGTCCTTAACTACCGCCAATTCTGCTGATCCCATGTGATCCCTCACTTAATATTAAATACACGCGTTCCTTTTTTATTAGCCTTCCACGTAGCTAACAACTCACCTTCTTGCCCAACAAGGTACTCAGCATTACCCATATGACTCATGAGATGCATCTTATACATATCTTCAGTATCACTGAGCTCCTTCAACTTCATCTTAACATTCATTAGCTCAGCAAGTGCTGTAGAGGTTTTAAATGTAGAGGGCATCATTTTTTCAGGACTGGGTGTAGGAAACTTTAATCGACAATCGGACGTGTTAATTGGTTCAGGTTCAATTCTATTCTGGACACAATTCCAGAATTCAATATCTGAATTAATGATGATTTCTTCTAAGGATGCATCCCGTTCATAAATAAATTGCTTGTATTCCATGCCACCAATTAAGACTGCGCAATATCCACGTGATGCGTCAGTAATCGCACACTGCTTGGCAATTTGGATTAGATAAACCAATGGGATGCCATCATTAAGTGCCATATCCCACTCTTTACGCTGAAAACTATTAGCGCATTTGGCCTCAATAACTGCTTTTTCACTTTCTATCCAACCATCAAGATTGGCAAAAATAAAAGGATGTTTAGGATGATATACGGTACCAGGAAAGGTTACTTCGACGTTGTTCTCTTCACTGAATCTCTTAATAATGAGAGGTTCTAATGCTTCTCCCCAGTATTGCAGTTCAGTAAGTTCTTCTTCTAAAGTAACTTGCCCAGTCTTTTCTAAATACAATTGATAGGGAGTCTTATAACTCGAATACCCCATGATGATAGGAGAGTCAGAAGCCCCTATCCCATTACATCTTTTGGCGCGTTGTTCGTCCGTTAACATGCCTTCCTCCCTGGAAAGCACCATTTTAGAGCCATATCGCTCGCAAATCAAACTAGAAGTCAACCTGAGTTTATCCTACAATAAGTATATGTATGATAAGAGAGTTCCGCATGAGCATTGATGAGGTCTGTGAATACTTTGGCACATTATCTGCTGCATGCTATGCATTAGGTATTAAGCGTCAGAATATAACCAAATGGAAAAGGAAGGGTTACATTCCTTACTTACAGCAACACAGAATTTCTGTTTTAACTGATGGTAAATTACTTCCAGACGAGCACGACCCACGGTTTGGAAAATTGAAAACTAACGATTCAGAAAAAAAATAAACTAATTAAAAAATATGGGGAGACAGGCAGTGCTCCCCATAGGAAAGTATTTAAGTCGCGTGCTTAAGTTCTTTCTACGCGATGGCTGTTAATTAGGATAGCAGCAATCACTCATCTCATTTTATCTGCTCCAGATCTTGTTAATCAAGTATTTATTTAATTGTGGATATGTCATGTAGATTTATCCCCCGCACTGTTATATTTTTAGCGCTCTACGTAACGACAAGGGATGTCGAATATGAGTATCATGGACGCATTTCACGCACGAAATACCCCATAATTTATCGAAGAAAAAACATAAGAATTCATTTAGGAGAACCACTTGTTACCTATTATTCTGAAAGAATAAAGGGCATCCTGCCCAAAGTAGTTGATGCTTAAAAAGACCTGCCAGTCATTTTAGCAGATACATCCTGATCATAAACGCATTAATTTAAACAGAATGCCTGCGTTTACAACACTTTTGCGGAGACATTTTATCATGTCACAGAACAAAAAAGAAACATCAATTTATATTAAACCTACATACGAACGGCATGTAGCCATCGATGAAAACATCCATTCTACCCTCAGTCTTTCAGCTCTGACGCTTTATATGGCTTTTCGATATGAAGCGGATTACCGGCAAAAAGAATCGGACATCAAACGTTCTGCGCAATATCTTTATACAAAAGCCAAAATTTCACGCGCCCAATATTATAGGGCTTTAAATGAGCTTGAAGGGAATGGGTTGGTTATACGTGACGAAAGTAATGCGCTGGGTGAAAAGTGTACATTTCATATCGCCAAGGAGCTAGGGTATTTTGCTAGGGGTGTCTCTGAAAGAGATAGGGGTGTCTCACCCAGAGATACTGATCATAATTCTTCTTCAAATAGTAATATAAATATTACTATTAATAGCGAATTTCAAAATTCGCCAACACCAGAAATTAAGGGGAAAAAGAAAAATTCCCTTGAGTTGATGGAGTTGATTAATATTTATCGAGAACTATTTCCGCACAACCCCCAGCCTCACAAAAGAGTTATTTCAACAAGCTTGAAGAAAACGCTACTTACTCTTGTAAAACGTTGGCCAGAGCTTGACCCCAATGGAAATGCACTCACTTATGAAGCCTTTAAACGTTATTTGATTGCACTGAAGTCTAGTGCTCCAAAGTTTGCGTTGGGCGAGTATGTAACTGACGAAGGGAATCGCAAGAAGAACGGCCTAGAGACATTCGCTCGATGGAATACCGTAGTTAAATTCTTGGAGAATGCATACTCATGAAAATGAAGAAAATACCCAATCACTCATTGGAAATTGAACAGCGTGTACTGGAGAACCTGATGGCTATAGCCATCAATACTGATACCCGAATTCAACAATCGATGCTAAAGTTAAATGCGGATTGTTTTTACAATCCATGTAACGCGGAAATTTTTGCAATTATTAGGAATTGCTTTAATAAGCAAGAAAGTTTTGGTTTTGTGGATATTCTCAACTTGATACCAAGAGGCGATGATTCGCTTCATAACACGCTAAGTTGGATTATCGATAACTACAGGCAGCTACCCATGAGTGATCACAATCTTGAATCGGATATCGATAAACTATTAACGTTATCCATTGTAAGACGGCAAGTACGTCTAGCCGAACAGGCAGTAGACCAAGCGACCGAGTGTCGGGATGTCTATGAAGCACAAAATATCTTAGTCGATAAAGTTACTGAGATTTCAAATCTTGTATATCGTCAATCGAAACACGGTGTAAGTAATACAGAGCTTGCTGAAGCATTTTATGATGGCACTCTTAGTAATGATTTGATTTTACCAACCACCTGTAATGTCTTGAACCAACAACTGGGCGGTGGTGTGATGTCGAAAAGTCTGATCACTATTGCTGCAGGAGCAGGTGTAGGGAAAACAGGGTTCGCTATTTACCTGATGGATGCTATCGCTCGTAATCAACCGGATAAGCACAGTTTATTCTTCTCTTTGGAAATGGAAGCGAAGCATATCTGGATGAGGCATGTTGGGATTAGAGCAGGAAAACAGTTCGATACATTAACAAAAGAGGAACGTTTAAGTGCTATCAGTTCGTGCCTTGAATTACCTGTAAATATTTACGATGCAGCTTCTTCACGAGCATGTAATGATATCGATTTCATTGTTACCACTGCTCGACTAAAAGCTATGGAAAAACCGATCTCAGTAGTAGTAGTAGATTATCTAGGACTAGTTCAAAACAAAGGATTGTTTGAACGTAATGATTTGAAACAATCGGATATTACAACAAAGCTGGCTAACTTAGCGTTAGAGTTGAACTGCGTGGTTATTGCGTTGTCTCAAATCAACCGAAGCTCTGCAAGTCGCGCTAAAGACGATCAGTGCCCCTATCCTAGTGATGCTGCTGATTCAAGTGGTAGTCATCGCTCTAGTACCTTGTGGTTAGGAGTGGATAGGCCTGAATTGTATCAAGACGATCCCTGTTATCGGAACCAATTTGTAGTGAAGTGTCGCAAGAATCGTTTTGGAGGAATATTTGAGTTTAATTTGGCGTTTAATGAAGGAACATTTGCTGAAGTGCATGAAGGTTATTTTCGTAAACCTTATGCTGCTAAAAATAAAAGTCCTGAAGAATATTTATTTCAACAGGAGTAATTAACTTTACCCCATAGAATAAATCAAATCCTATGGGGTAAATTTTATCTATATGAAGAGATATGTATTTTTTGGTGCATAGGTAGCTTAAACATCAAAGTCTTCTTATAATCAAAATATGGAGCTTATAGATGAGATTCCTATTTATTTTCTTTGTTATTATAATAAATGGGGATTAAGTCACGCATTATTTGTGCCATCTTCTTTAGGCTGTCATAAGGGAGTAATGGATATATTTTTCTAAGTTCTGCAACAGCAGCATCTAAAAACTCCTTAGTCATGGGTCACCATCCTATCTATGAATTCATTAAAACTTTTCTGTATGGCTCGAATATCTTCTTTGGCATTAGGCTCTCCACTTTTGGATGCGTCTATAAATATTTCATGGCAAAGCTTTAGTAGTTGACTGGAAAGGGTTACTACAATCCCACCGATAGCCCAAGTCATTTCTTGGTTGGGATTGCCATAATCCATTAATGTTTTTTTGAGATTTTGTAGTACAGCGATTGAATAATCACATGCACCCATAATAGTTCTATTTTGCTTCATTGCAGTGGTCTCTCCTGAAAACTCATGGCTTCTTGTAAATCAATAATACAATTTCTTAAAACCCCAATCTGGGTCTCAAGTAATTGTTCGTTGGTTATCAATCCATTGCTATTTTTTGCAATAATCTGAAGCTTTCTTCTGGTTTGACTTAAGAATTGTACGATAATTGCTGTCATACCAATGGTGATAGTCCCTACATCATTTTCTGTGTTTTGCACAAATTCCGCTACATAATCATGGTTATTCTTTATCCATTCATGATTTACATCAATCCATGTGTCAGTTTTCATGTTATTCCTTTAAACAAATCTCCAACAGTGACCTCCAAGCATCGGGCAATTTTAATTAAGCTCAGAACAGAGAAATTGCGTCCGGTTCTTTCTATAGTACCAATATAGGCTCTGTCAATTTCTGCATACATTGCAAACTGTTGTTGCGAGTATCCTTTTGCAAGGCGTAGAGTGCGTATATTAACACCTAGTAGCTTTAGTATTTCTTTATCTTCACTCATAATCTTCTCGTTTATAAATCCATTCATCTTTCATCACAAACTTCCCGCACGAAGAACATTGCAGTGCAGCCCAATACAAGTTGTAAGCAACCTGATGTCTCTCACAGTGAGGACATAAAAGAAGCATCACAGAGTCCAATTCCTCTTCCTTTGAGGGGCTGTCAATGCTCAACATACAGGTCCTGTCTTGTGTAAAGAATGCTCATGTTAGTAAACCTAGGTTTACAAGTCAACGGTCAATAGCCCTCCATTAATCCAATTATTCGGGTTTTCTAAGATGGTGATGTATTATTGGTTTAATAATTAACTAAGGATGGTTTGTAATGGAAAAAGTAAGATGCCCAGCATGCAGAGGCTCAAAACAGGTGCCTAAACTAGGTGGTATGCTAGGGGACTGCAATCAGTGCCAGGGACAGGGATGTATTAATGCAGCAGATAAAGTGGTTCCTGTTAAAGTACAGGAACAATCTCAGGTGCCTAACATTGTGGAACAGGTTGCTGAATGCACTCCTGTAAGTAATCTAAAACATGTATTAGAGCAGTCTGAGGTTAGAGAAAATTTAGGGGAAGAACTCAACGCAGTAGTAGAGCATAAATTTCAAGATAAAGTGCCTTCACCAGAACCTAAAAAACACGTATTTCGCAAGAAAAAAGCATAAGGAGTTGCAATCATGGCTATACACAATCCTCATGTGCCCACGCCTGAACTAAGACAAAGAGTTTGTGATTTGGTCATGAGTGGTGCCCCAATTCATATTATATGTGAAATTATTGAGGTGGCTGACGAGACTTTGCGTAAGTATTACGGAAAGGAATTAGCTGTTGCTAAGACTGAAGCAATTGAGCGTATTGGCAAGACTGTGTATCAGCAAGCATTGGAAGGCAATGAGAAGTCTCAGGCTTTATATTTGAAGACTCAAGGCGCAAGTCATGGTTGGGTTGAGAAGCAGGTTGTTGAGACGGTTAATAGTGATGACACTCAAGCCCTTAAAGAGAAGGTTAAAGAGCTTGAGAGCAAGTTTGAGAGGGATTATTAGTGGACAGATATAACTGTCACATAATTGGTGTTTGTATATGACAGTTATATTTAATGAGTCTTTAGCTGGTCTAATATTGTACTCTTTTAGTATGGCCAGATAAGAGTTTATATACACTGCCTCTACTTAATTTCATTGTCTTTGCTATCTGAGTTACATTGTAGCCTTGGTCGCATAGGGCAATAGCTTCGTTGGCTCTATTCATATCTAGTGGTTGAGTACCAAACGGTTTACCTGACTTAGTACCATTTAGTTTTGTTTGTTCTATTCCTTCGCGCTGACGTTCTTTACTCATGGCTCTTTCTAATTGAGCGAATGCAGTCATTACTTGAATCATACACATACTAAATAAGTCTTCTTTACTTCCTGATAGAGTTAATCCTTCTTTAACTAGCTTAAGCGTTGCTCCAGCTTTTACTATCTGTTCGACTATTTCTATTAAGTCTCGCACTGAACGGCTTAGTCTATCAACGCTATGAACGTACAGCGTATCGCCTTCTCTGAGCATATCTAAGCAGCGTTTCAGCTCGGGCCTATCTTTGGTAGCGCCACTTACATAGTCTTCGTATGCGGGCTTGTCGAGCTCTATATCCACTAATTGACGCGCAGTGCTTTGCTCTTTCGTGCTCACTCTTTTGTAACCTAATCTCATAACATTACCCCTATGATTGAAAGGAATGCATGATATGGGTTGCAAGAACATGTGTCAATACAAGTTATATAATTAAATCATGAA